GAGATTGACTGAACAGTTGTTCAGCAAAACGGACAGTTTGGGAGCGTTAGGCGTCCCATTCCAAGAACTGTGGGACAAGGCAATCCAAAGCGGCAACAATCAGATGATAGAGCACCTGTCTGGCGTTTTACGGTCGTTACAGCCGGGGGAAATCACACCATCAGGTATGCAAGACCAGTTCCATATATGGCGTTCAAAGAAGGACTTAGATGAGAGCAAAATAACACAAGGCGGTGATACATTCTTGAGACGCCTCATGAATACGCGCACACATAAAAGTAACACGGATGACGGGAGTGAATATGTCATAGGTCCGGCCCCTGAAGATTTGACTGAGATGGCATTGCAGCAAATACAACATGACATTAGAAGCACTAAGTTTGTCGAAGATGTTAGTGGCCTTGAAGAGTCAGGGCATGAGATACCTTTCGCATTACGACGTGATATTTTGGATGAGTCTTTGAGGGGACAACAAGACATCCACAATAGCATTACGGGTGAAATTGACAAGCGTCATCAATCTGTCCGTGACATCACAAACAAACGCAAGCGCGAGCAAGCGATGGGTCGGAAGGATAGTTTCAATGCAGCAGTCACAATGGCAAAAGGTATTATGGCACATATCACGCACATAACGAATAAAGACAATGAGGATGGCGAAGCCCATGCACTCAATGGTCTATTCGATGCTGAAGCGAATAACAATCGCGCATATTGTAACACAGCGATGGCTTTCAAGCAAGGAATGCAAATGGCACACACAATGTCGAAAGCAGACAGGGCACGATGGGCACAAAGCCTCCTTGACAAAGGTTCCATAGACCAAAGTCTTGCTGATGAAATTAGCAATCTCAAGACATCATCTCGGACACAGTCTACCTTCACCCCGGAAGGGCAACCCATCAACGGGTTCGATGCGTGGTTCGATAAGCAACAAGAACCTACTGGGAAAGATGTGTTACGCGCGCTTGTGAGTGGTGAATTGGGCTCATTGCCCAATGCAGGTGTCCAGCATAGTCTCACACGATTATTGGATAGTGTAGACGCTGCCGCCAAAGAAAGTGGACAAGACCCATCTCTACATTTCATGTCACGTTATCTTCCCCACGCAAGTCATTATCTCGGCACTGACACTGCAGGTGGGATAGTCAAATTACCTCATCCTGAAATCCAAGATGTGAGTGAGCGAGCACACAAAGGGGGTGTGCAAATGAATCGGAAGATAGGCACCTTCCCTGAATACGTTGAGGACAAAAAAGGTGTGAAACATCTACTCATACATGGTGGGGAGCCTCTCGGATGGGATATGGGGCAGGAACTGAAAGGACTCACTGCAGGGTTGAATACTGTCAATGAGGTCTTAGGTCATCATGGAAAGGCATTATCCGGCAAACGTCACGGTGGTGACCGCACACGGTCTCTTCTTAACGACCCCAATGAAGCGAAAAGGAAAGCGGGGAAATTGCGTGGGATTAGAGCAATCATGCAAGCATTGCATGAGCCGATTGGCACTCAATTATCTACGCGCGGATTAGAACATGAAGAAAAAGAACACGATATAGACAGCATGACCAATCTCCAAAGAGGCACATTGACAGATGTGGCAGGTGGGGCTAACAGTCGTATGTTGGGCGCATTCGGTTATCCTGAGTTTGAGTATGAGCATCGTGGCCTTGATGAGCCGTCTGTTTTGGATAGGAAGAATACCATGTTTGGTGACATCAGTTCCAATCCTGCCCAATTGCCAAAATCGGTCGCACTACTTCGCCGTATCAATCCCGCTCTCCAACCATTCGATGAAAATGCGAACATACAGGAGAGATGGTTTGACCTTGAAGGTGGTCAGGCAGGTATGCTGCCCGGTGCAGAGCATAACACTGCAATCCCTATGGCGGAATACCAGCAATTGACTGGAGGTAACACTGAAGATGGTATCATTCAGCAAAGCGCAATTGCATATCTGACAGGTGCCAATGACTTACTGAAAGAGGATGAAGAGCGTGACAAAGGCACACCGCCCCCTATCAAAGCCATGCATCGTATCTTTGACCTTGAGGACCTAAAGCATTTGCGCGGATTTACTGGTGATTGGTTGGTCACATCGTGGCCTAAGAATGGCACTCGCGTTATCGTGACAAAGAAGGGGGACAAAGTGACCCATTATGATTCAGAAGGTCACGGTATTGGATTGCCCCGTGATGTAATACAAGGCGTCAAGGAAGCCGCTTCTGTGGATTTCATCATTGATGGTGTATGGGATGGTAAGCGGTTACAAGTTGTGGATATGCTCAAAGTGGCTGAAGATGAAAGTCAGCATGACCACTTGAAAGACCGCGTTCGACATCTCCGTGCTAACTTTGAGAGCACAGATGCAGTCGCTATGCCCGCACCTATCAACACACGTCGTGCAGATGACGAGGGTCTTGAGGCTGCTGTGCAAGAATTACTTGAAGAGCCTGACGTTGAACAAATCATGTTACGCGATGCTGAATCCACCTATATGCTCGGTGAGCGTCGTCATCCTAAATGGGTTCTTTACACACCTTCCAAAGAAGTGGATGTGATTATTCTCGGGCGACGAAAAGGCACATACCGATTAGGTGTGGGCCCTATTGATTCCAGTCACGCGAATAAGATTGGTAATCGTGGGGCTGAATATCGTGGGCAATCCTATATGGAAGTCGGCACAGTTGAGTCCAAAGAGCGTTATTCAGTAGGTGACCATATTACAGTGGAAGTGAGTGGTGTCACTCATCAGACACGTGATGATGAAGATGTGTTCACACTACAAACACTTTCAGTGCTCGGTGAAAGTGAAACAGAAGCAGCAGACAGTGTGGAGACACTGTGCGTGTTGGCGTGTGATGAACAAGAGAATGTGCCTCATACTGTCAAGATTGAGAAATCACGTTTGCGCGTCTCATTCCCTGCATTGGGGGAAGATGTCATTTACAAAATCAACCAATGGGGAGACGCATGGGCTACCACTATGCCATATACAACAGATTTCAGTGAAGGAGAATACTACATCCACCTTGCTGAGAGTCAACGACCGTTTTGGTCTCCTCTTGCCGCACTGATGCTCAAAGGGTATATCGCGTGCGATGATGATGAGCCAACGCACGTTGAAGAGGAACCAGTGGCAAATCACAAAAAGAAGCCAAAGAAGGTTGATGAAGACCAGTTCTTCAAAGACCCTGAAGTGACTAAATCTGTCTCTGTCGCTCTTCATCTCATAGAGAGAGTGATGAAGGAGAAAATGACATGGACCGGGCCAAAAGGATTCGGCCTCGATTATGCAACAGGGGATGTGGAATCACCACGTGGTCCTACCGAATTAACACGCCCCAGCACATTGCCTGACTTCGCCCCTGCAGCCCGTAACGGCGAAGAGTCTGAGGGAGATATTCTTGATGAAGATTCAAGAAAGCGCAAAAAGGAGAAAATCACTACTGACGAGGGTGAACAAGGGGTTTTGGATGTAGATGGGGACAATGCCACACTCGTCATACCCAAAGAGAGGCTTGATATATCATAAGTCACTGTCGGGAGGCCATGAGTATGCTATTAGCATCGCGCACAGAGGAACCAGTCCTGCTTAAAGGACTCGGTAGTGACCTCGTTGTTGCGGGCTATGCGTCAGTTGAAATGGTGGACAAACAAGGTGACCTCATTACACGCGGGGCATTGAACGATGCTTTCAAGAAATACATGAAAAATCCTGAGTTTCGCAATGTGCAACTTGCGCACTCTAACATTCAAGTGGGGTCAGTAGTGCCCTCATATACTGATAGTAGCGGGCGTGTGTGGAAATCCGAAGTGGATGACACTGGTTTGTTCGTTGTTATCAATTTGCGCAATGATATTGAGAAAGCCCGTGAAGTGGCTGCAGAAGTGCGCAAGGGGAACTTGAAATCGTTCTCCATTGGTGGTCAAGCGTTTGAGCGTGTGAACAAACACGACCAAACACGGGGTGACTACCGAGAAATCAGCCGGATGGAACTGCATGAAGTGACCATCTGTGAAAAGGGCATTAACCCCGAGGCCCAATTCCGAATCCTCAAGGAGGACACCAGTATGAGCGAAAGTGATACAATGAACGAACTGCACAGTGTGCTTGAACGTCTATCGAAGCGGCTTGATGCCGTAGAGAAGGCTGACGAAGAAATTGAGAACAGCGACGAAGATGTTGAGCGCGGTCTCCCTTTCCTTGACGGCGGCGATGATGAAAAGCCACCTGCGAAGAAGAAAAGCAAGAAGGACGATGATTCTGATGATGATGATGATGATGGAGATGATGATATGACAATGGCATACTCTGACGGATTGGCTGACACAATTACGACAGACTACCTGACATGGCTTGAGCAGACTGCTAAAGCGTCAGGACATGACCCGTCTGAAGCACGCGCACACTTTGATGGCGTGGCTAAAGGATATGGCCCCGGCGAAAGTGGTTACGACCACCGTGGTCAAGGAAGTCTTGAAGGCGCAGGAGAGGACGACTCTTCAAAGCGACCAAAGATGGACATGGGCTCTGCACCAAGCGGCAACAAGACCGTTATCAAGGGACAGAACTTCATTGCACCTAACAACGTCTCGTCAGCACAGATTGAAGAGGCGTATGAAGTCTACAAGGCAGCGAGTGTCGAGAAGCAATTCAAGAACTCACTGGGCAACTACTTTGAAGAGCGATTGACCAAAGAACAGGCACAAGCGCGCAACACTGCAGCAAAGCAAGCATATGATTCCCGCAGTCCAATTCAGGATTTGCAGAAGGCTGTCCTTGCACTCAATGAGCGCATTGACAACGTCTCTACTGGCGGTGGAGAAACCATCGCAAAGAGTGTAGATACAACAAGCATTGGCATCCCTGAGACTGTCGAACTCGCTTCGATGTCATGGGACGACGTGCACAGACTCGCAGGTAAAGCACTACGAGGAGAGTGAATAGAATGGCACGTAATTATGTAAGGACACTACAAGATATGGAACGCTACTACTATGGTGGCGCAGCACTAACAGGTTACACATACAGTAGCGGGGACCTACTCAAGGCAGATGCGCCTTTGATGTCCACTACTGCTGGTGTGTATCAAGCAATTTATGGCCGAAAAGTTTGGAGTCAGTTGAATCAAGAGTTTAACGCCTTCAGCATTCTGCCAAAGAAGCCGTGGGAGCGCAGTGGATGGAGAATCATCACTGGCAAGCCATCCTTCACTAAGGGTGGCGGTGTTGCTGAGAATGCAACCCTACCGGACACCACCAAACCTGACTTCCTACACGTGGCTGCAAAGCCAAAGACGGTCGCGCACACCTTCGACCTATCGGAAGTCAGTATGTTCCTATCTGACAAGGATGACGGACTGGGCGATGTTCGGCAAGTTCTGAAGGAAGAAATGGGCAAGCACCACGCTGACCACGTCAACCAAATGATGACTGCAGACTACGACACACCTGCTGGCAACGACTTTGAGTCTCTTGACCGAGTCACAGCAAGCCCAACTACAATGAACGCTGCCGCATGGCGAGATGCAGCAACTGACGCGGATATGTATTCTATTACCCGTGACGGTAGCAGTGCTTTCCACGACGCTGAAGTCAATGTTGGCGCAGCCGGTGCAAACCGCACATTGAGTCTTGACCACCTTGATTCACTGTTCCAGCAAGTTTGGACCCGTGGTGGTAATCCAAAGGTCATCCTAACTGGCTACGACACACTCATGCGTGTCCAGCAACTCTTGCAGAGCCAGCAGCGATTCATGGACAGCAAGCGTGTCACCCCAACATACAACGGTGTGAAGGGTGTGCCCGGTATTGAAGCAGGATTCCTTGTAGCAACCTACAACGGTGTCCCTCTAATCCCAAGCAAGGATATTCAGACTGAAGGTGCAAGCACTATCAGTCGGATGTATTACCTTGACACTGATTACTTGTGGTTCCAAACTGCAATCCCAACACAATACTTTGAGAGTGGTATTGAGACTGGTGACCCATTCGCAATCAACCGCCTCGGACAAGAAGGACTGTATCGAACAATGGGAGAACTATGGTGTTCTTTCTTCGGTTCACAGGGGAGTATTCGTGACCTTCAGTGAGGTCTTTGGAGATAATAACAGGAGATGATGAATTATGGCAACAGCAACACACAGAGGAATTACCTACACGACAAGTGGTAGTGCAACTATCACAGTTGGCATCGACCTGCCCCTATGGGCTGGTGTAGACCAAGACGATGAATCATGGTTGACGAGTTATCCGGGTGCATTGACATCCTTTGAACCACGTCAGACCGATGGTGCAA